CCCGATTATATTGCTCTATAACAGATACGGGTTTTTTAGGAGCCCCTCCTATTCCTAAGACAGTTCTTAAAATCTCTGGAATATTAGCAACTACATTTATCGTCCAAGTATACGCTTTTGAAAAAATATCAACAAGATAATCAACGGTTTCTTTTAGCCAAATTATTCCTTCTTTAACTACTGATATCTCTAAAACCCAATTAACAGAATTGGTAATCGTCTCGCTCAGATTGATAATCCAATTCCAAAGCTCCCCAAATTTTCCTATCGCCACACCAATACCGCTACCCACTGAAGACCCAAACTCGCCAGCTTTGGCAACTAAAAAATCATAACCAGCAGCTAACCTTTGAGCGCCAAGCGTAACACCTCCTACAATTATGTTCCCCATTTGTTGAAAACCAGTAGAAAGAGCAGAAAATACCATTGGAATAAGAACAGTAAACATATGCCAACCGCCGATCACATCTGATAAATCTTTTTTAAACTTTTCAATTCCAGATAATTGAGCTCCCCAATTTATCTGCGCTCCCTGCCCTCTATCTGTAATTCCCTGAATTTTGAAAGAGGCATGAGTATTTATCCATTCAATACTCTCTTTAACTGTAGAGATTACCGCCTTGATTCCCAACCAGCCAGTCTGGATTCCTGTTATTATAGTGTCTTTGTTTTCTCGAAGAAAATCATTTATACTTCTTACAGAATCAACAATATCTATATAAAGACCTCCCAATCCATCTCTACCAATCTGAGAAATCAAAGTACTAAAAGTAGTTTCTTGGGCCTGTAAATTCTTTTGAATGTCACCGGCAGCCATCGAAAGACCCTTGAACTTTTCCTGCAAAAGTTCAAGTAAGGTACCAGATTGGACTGCCGCTTGTACTTGCTCTTTCCAAGACTCCCCCATCAAACCTTTTAGCTGTTGAGCCAACTTAAAACGAATACCAGCATGTCCCTCTAAAAGGCCTTGAATTTCATGTTGCATTGTCGCTTCATTAACATGGCCTCGATGTAGAAGTTTTACTGCATCAGTAATAACGCCAATGGCTCCAGCCTCTTCCTCGGCGGCGTAAATGCCTTTCCTAGCAAAGGCATCAAATGAACCTATCATTTCTTTACCAGAAGCAAAATGTTTTTCTGTTTCAGCTTCCAAAGCTTCATACATATTTAAAACATAAGCTTTATACTGTCCGTAAGCAACCGTCTGTGCTTCAATTCCCTCTACATTGGCCCTACTTAACATCATAGCCGCTGTACTAATCGCTCCAATATTAAAGGTAGTAATTTCTTCAATCCCTTTCTTAACTGTCTGCAGAGCCGCGGCCACAGACAAAGAAATCCCAACAAGAGCCATTAAGTGACCACCAAAAGCAACAGCATGGCCACCAGCTTGGCTAAACATAGATTCGGCAGTCGATCCAAACTGCTGCATTTGGGCTTCGGCTTGGCGAAGCGGATCTGTATTTACGCCGAGAGTGGCTTCTAATCTACCGAGGTCACCGGCACCCATTATCTCTTTTCCTTTTTGGGACTTGCTAAACTCAGCATGATCGCCTTCTGCTCTTCAACTGATTGTGGTTTATCACCAGATTCTGACTTCCCTTTCGGTCCCCACAACATGAAATCCTGTAGGGTGGCTGTTCTCCACTTACCATCTCCTCTCTGTTGCTGGATTTGGTTATGAAGCAACAGACAGACTTGGGCGAACCGATAATCTTCTCGGTATCCCCCAATCGGTTCAATTCTGTCATAGGCCATAACATCTGTTATCTGCTCCAATGTCATATAAGGCAAGATGAAATCTGGATGAGGTACCCCACATGCTAATGCCAGCCGAAACTCGAAGCGCCGCCCCGGGCGGCCCCTTAGTTTTTTACTTTGGTTTCCTGATCTTTAATCCGATTCAACTTCATGGCGGCAGTGGCAATTTTGTCCAGCTTAGCAGCCGTCATGTTCTGGCTCAAAGTCTGCCAATCCTCTGCTTTGAGCAAGAGATTACCTTTATCGTCACATAAAGTGCAGGCCACCAGCTTTGAGGGCCAGTCTTCTACCACTGATTCGACTGATGTTTCCCCGGTCTCTTTCCCATCTTCCAATACCGGAACTTGCTTGGTCAACAACTGGGAATAGAGAGAGTGTTCGTGGGCATTCATCTGACGAACAAAGACATGATCCTTACCCAAGATCACTTTTTCAATCTTGAGTTCTTCCTTGGCCAACAATTGTTCTCTGGTTAAAAATGCCATGATCAGGCTCCTTATGAAAAGTCAGGCCCATGATTAGGGTTTGTTTAGTTTTTTGAGTTACCGACCTCTGTTAGCTACCAGATTCGATTACCACCACACCGCTGATTTTGATAGTAACATCAGCAGTAATGATTTTCTCATCTACAGACAAAGGTATCTCAGTTACCAAACCAGAAAATTCAAACGTGGTTCTGTCTTCATCTGGCAAGGTAATCATATAGCTTTGCACGACATCTGATTCGAAATCGTGATTCATCAACTCGTAGGTGTCTCGGGTGAAAATCATTGACAACTTGATAGAGCCTCCGTCTCTGAGGCCACCAATGAATGTCCGATACCCACCTACAGTATCGAGAGCTGTAGCGTCCTGAGTTTCTCGTTTCTTGTCAGGTCCTCCGATCTTGGTAATACTACCTATGGTTTCATACTTGTGAGTGACCGAATTAAACCTTTGGAAATGAGTTCCCATCCCAGAATAGGCCTTAACATGCGTATGTTGTGGCATAACTTTTTCCCCTCCTTTAAGTTAAACAAAAAAGAGCTGGCAAGCTCAATGCTTGTCAGCCCAGTTGTTCTGGTGCCGCTTTTTATAAAACTTATACGTCTATTATATTATGAAACTACTCCAACTCAAAGAATAAAAAATTAACTTCTTGCCAGGTCAAAATTACAAACCCATTGATGCTTTCCATTAACATCCGGGCCTAATGAAAATGGTTCTTGAGAACACTGGATAAGAATATAATTTGTTCCATTCCAGGCTTCATTGCTAATGTTATGCAGAGAGTCTTTAATCTGGTTGATAAGAATTCCTGCTGCCACGTAACTGTTATTCCTGACCTTGATTTGTATAGACGGATTGTAGATATTACTCTTATCAAATGCAGAGTCAGGTTTAGAACCCGGAGTGTCATACACAGTCACACAGTTTACCGGAGTTGCAGGCTCTAGGCCCACAAACAAATTAGTACCAAATGTTAATGATAATCCAGCCGCCACTAAAATGCTTTTGACATCATCTGATGGTAAATTCATCATTTCACCTTTGCGTTTTCTCTTATAATCTGCAAAATCTTATCTTTGTTTCTACGTAGAGCAGACTGAAAGAACTTAGGACCAGAACCAGGCCTGGACCAATTGATTGGATTGCCTGTCATGCTAGCTAACATTTCGTGCACATATATAGCGTAGTTGGCTGCAAATCCACATATCACCGCAGGACCGGTAGCATAATGAAGAGGAGTTGCAAACCAACTTGTGCGAAGATTTCCAAACTGTATCGGAATCAAAGGAGGAGTGTCTTCCATGCTCTGACGAACCATAGCTACAGCCAATAACAATCCCTCCAATGAACGATCTTCAATCCCTTTGATCTCTTTGTTGAGCTTGGCTACAACTGCTTCCAGACCTTTGATTCCCATTTGTTCTCTCCTAAAGATAAGCAACCATTACAAATTCGTCAGTGCTTTGAAAGAGAGGTGTCTTGCCAAACTGCTTTATACGATATGCTTTTGTAATCGACTTTGGATCTAATTCCTGGTTTGAATCCAGGTCGTCAAGACTGCCGAGGTAAAGTCTACCATCAATGTCTAGTTCCTGAGTGACCATGACTTCAGCAACGCAAACAAATTGCTCTCCCTTAGCAGAAGTAACCAGTTTAGTGCTGCTGTCCCAACGACACATTATCTCTACTGGTTCAGCATAAGTTTCAGAACCATAACCGTCTGGCTTTGGAGTCCCCCAGTATACACATTGTTGCACGCAGACTCCCTCTACAAAATCTATAATCGACATGATGAACCTCTAAATTTCTGGGTTTTATTTTATGCCTTACCCTTTTTGCCCATCTCTATTTATCTACTAGCAGCCATGGGCTCAGACGGTTGTAGACAGTATTTAATGGCCACCGATACCCACATTAGAACTTACTCGGCGCAGTAGGAACAGCATAAATCCAAGCTGCCTTTCCGCCCAAAGTTGCCAAGATGCCAGTCGTGTCAAGGGTGAGTGCCATCTGGCCATATGTAGTAGATGAAAGATTGGCTCCGTACTGGCCACTGTATTTCACACTGGCAGTTCCGGCCTTCTCATCAGTTGCCTGACGAGTCTTAGTGACGGCGATCATATGTGCTGCAACCCAGCGCTCAATCTCTGTAAGAACGTCATCGCTAAGACCCGAACTACCCAGGGCCTGAGTAACCAGGATGTTGGCAGAGGTCACATATGGAGTCACTTCTGACTCAGTGAGCTTAGTTTTTATGATAGCCTTAACATCTACGGCTGTGGTTCTGGCCATAATTATTTACCTCTTCTGTCTTGCCTTCCAAAGTTTGCTGTCAATGAATATAAGAACTTCTGGATTCCACTTGAGACCCAACCAATCCATTAACTCCATCAGCTGCGAAAAATCACCGTCCACCATTCTTTCCGGCCATACTATTTTACAATTAAGGCCAGTGTCTATCATCTCACGGAATCTGGAAAGATGAGAATTGACCCACCAGGTCCAACCGTCTATTTCATTATCTACTCCAACTGCTTTCTGGAAATTCCTATTTTGAAATGCTCGCATGAAGCCGGTATGTAAACAAGAATTCACTATGTCTCCAGTACGTCTTCTTACAATCACCCACTTAGATTTTGGAAAGGCGGAATGCCAGACCGGCCAAAATAGGCACATCTTTGCACCTTTATAAAAAATGGGCCCTGCTTGATATCCTTCATCTATAAAAACTTGTTCAACTCTCCTACGCCAATCTGTTGGAATAGGTAAGTTGTTAATATCTGGCAAAGGAAACTGACCCAATGGATCTAATCCTAACTCTCTAAGATATGGCTTTGTAATAGTATTGACAATGCGCGCATTTTCAAACATTCCCTTAGCATTTGCAGAGTTTGGGCCACGCATAATGCCACCGAAGGTACCACAAAGATTTATCGCACCAGCCACCATCGAGGTCCCGCTCCTGGCACACCCCGTGACCAGGATAGGGTCAGATAATTTATTTTCATACATAAGGAATCCTTACTGGCTGTTTTCTCTTTCCTTTATTCCAAGGAATACTACCTTTTTTACATCCTCCTCCAAAAAAAGAATGTCCCATCAAAGTTCTGCTTATTTTTTCTCTTGTCTCCTTTGAAATTATCTTATTTTTATTTGCAATACTTATTTTTTGTTTAGCTTCTTTTGACATCTCCCTTCCCCTTCTTATATTACCAAGCTTAATCCTCGTTTCCGCTGTAACTGTTCTCCCTAACAATGCATTTCTAATCTTCTCTCTTGTTTCTTCTGAGGTTTCATGTCCTTTTAGAGAATTGCTAATCATCATCTTAGTATTTTCTGAATGAATTCCTCCAACATGACCCTCACCACCATCAGTCATATTAGATAAGCACCCAGTGCCTTTGTCTAATCGACCATATAATTGTATAGTTGATATCTCAATATCAAATGCATCTTGTTCGGAAAGACCATCAAGGAATACATCTTCAGTAAAGTCAAGCCCTTGTTTCCACAGTTTATGAATAATTGTAATCTTAATCGATTTCCTTCCTGGTTTATGTAGAAGTTGTTGAGCCTCCCCTCTATGATTACCAATTCGTCCATTACTACCTTTACCTACGTAAAAAGGCTGGTTTAAAGTTGAATCTTCTGAATCAACTTTGTCTGGTCTGCGTAGATAGTAGATATAAAAATTATTATTCATTTAACACCGCTTAAATATGGAAATATAAATTCTGATTCATCAGGTCGTTCATATTCAGTTCCTTCCCAAAGAGTTCCGCCTGGTAAAAAAATTAATCTCCCTCCTTGTCTCCACATAGACCTCATAGCGTCTCTCCATTCTCTTTTAGGAGATACCGCTGCAATGATCACTATTACATCTGCTTCTTCCGTTTTAACAGCGAGAGTCGCCATTCTCATCAAATGATTTCTTCTACCATAGTCAGAATAGTCTTTATCATTGTTACTTAAGCGAACCGCATCACCATCTAGTACACGAACAAGCTTACCTTCATCTCTAAGTTCTTGGGCCAGTGAGAAAGCGTAATGGGATTTCCCAGCGCCTGGTTTACCGGTGATTAAGATCACCATTATCTCCAAGCCTCCTTCACCCAATGCTCTTCAACTTCATGTACACGAGGACGACCATGGAAACAGATGATCCGGGCATCGTCATGTCTTCCCAGTCGATACTCTCGTTTATAGGAGTAGATTCCTGGGACCACTTCTTGAAGAGGTGTGAACGTATCCCCATGAGCTCGTAGTGCCGCAGAAATATAAGCCTGATCGCCTTTCCTGTGAATCTCTGTCAGATTAAACTCATTGTACAGGAAGTCATAAGCACCGTTTTTCCAAGACATGATCCCGGAAGCGACATTTCCAGCCAATCGGTTTGCTCGGTTCCAGGGCTGCAAGCCGTAGAAGCTACCACCCAATTCCAGGAGGTCATCGATGTTCCTCAGGATGATGGTGTCAAGGTCAAAGTATAAAACTCTTTCAGTAGATATCCAGCCAGGACGAAATAATTCTATCTTTGACCACCATCCTGGATGGCCGTTTGTCAGACGGATAGTGTCTACACCCTTAACCTCTAGGTCATCTGTAAGACAGACAAACCGAAAAGGATAAGTAAGATTCCTATCTAGTGCACTCTTCAAGTTGGTTACATAACGTGCATTGAAGTCACCTCCTGTCTTCAAAACACAAGCGATGGTGGTTTCGTGAGGGGTCCCTTTCTTTTCTATAGCCCTTATGGAAGCATGACTCGACTGGGGGTCTTCACTGGATAGTTCCATAACTCCCTCTCCAGACTTCCGAACATAATCTTTTTTCTGGATATAAGGAAAGTCTTTGATCACAGAGATAGCTCGAGCTGCAAATCCCTCTGGTGTAGAGGTGTCAGCAAACTCAGCAAAATAAGTTTTCTTACGAACGTCAGGTGGAAAGGTCTTCCAAGCGAAATCCCGATGGACGGTACCAGTGAAAAGATAATCATGATAAAGTAGGATCGTCTTTACTCCAAAAACCCCTGCCATGATCGTGATCCCAGAGTTCATACCTATAACAGCCTTGGCACCTCGCATAAGACCAAAAACCTCTTCGATGGTGGTCTTTCCACGAAGGTCAATAGAATTTTTTGGGAGTAGATGCCACAGTTTTTCAAGTTCCACATCGTCCAGATCCCACACCGCCCCGACCAGAACTGGAGTCAATCCAGTTGCCTCAACTATCGAACCGATGGCATCAGAGATTTGTTCCAGAGAGAAGTGACGAAAAATTCGACGCCCGGTGCCCTGAAAGCTCCAATAAAACACCAGGTAGTCTCCATACTTGGCAATGCTGTTCTGACGATAGTTTTCTTCCTGAAGGGAAATAAACCTGGGAAGATACCAGTTACATTTCAAATCTGGTTCGATGTCCTTGTCCAGGTCCTTGCCTGCCCGTTGGTGCCCGTTCCAGGTGATAAAGTAATCGCAGCCCTGAACATTCTCGAATATTGACAGGCCCTGTTGCAGATAGGCTTCTTTCCAAACCGGGTCCCGAGGGTTAAATTTAACCTCTCCGGTAGAGTTAAGGAAGGGAAACATTGCTAAGTAAGGAAAAACTCTGGAGTGAGAGTCGTGTTTCTTTGCCCTAGGACAAGCTACAAGTGCATCAACCGGAGGATTAATTCCCTCCCGTTTAAAAAAGGCTTCCATTTTTATGAGCGTCCAATAAGAGTCTCCTACCCCAGGGGGAAGAAGTAACTTAATCCTCGTCTGTTCCGGCTTCTTGACGATGAAGACGATCTTGGCACCGGGTTTGACCATCGTCTCTATGTCTGTAAACCCGACCCGCCGCAAAGTTTTCTTGAATTGTTCCGGAGTGAAGTACCAGATATGTTCGATCCTTTTCCAGTGACCCTTTCCTTCTTTCTCATCAAAGAACAGAGGAATTTCGATAAAGCAGATCCCGAGTTGGGAAGTCACCCGGAAAATCTCTTTAAGGAATTGGATCGGGTCTAAAACATGCTCCACCACATCTGCACAAACTATCCGGTCAAAATGATCGGTGGGAAAGAAGATCTCTTCAAACTTGCGATAATAAATGAAGGGGTTTTCAGGGGCATAATGATACCGGGAGAGCTCGCATCCGTAAGATTCAATTCGTTTCCCCCGGCAGTATTCTACCAGAGCACCACTGCCACAGCCAAGGTCCAGAAGACGTTTGGCACCAGTCAGTTTTAGTCGTTCAAAGGTCTTTTGTGCAGAAGCTTGGTCATGTTCATACTGATGGCCAGGCAGATATTCTGTTCCCCCCGGAGGGTACTTTTCAGAATAATACCGCCCGTACTCCTCCTCATTGGAAAAGGGAAGGTCAATCTGCCGGATCATGCCGCAGCAATCGCAGACGCCGATCGGGATTTCCTGAGCAACCGATGCGCCGTGTTTGTCGGTAATAAAGCCGGCCCGGATTTCGGTTTTATAGGTGTTACATCCACAAAGGCAATTCATCAGCACACCGTCTCATGCAATTCTTTGGGTTCAGAAATTAAAACCGGACTCGGATAATCCAGGGCTGCCCGATAGGCCCCCAGCACTTCGCCGGAGGTGCGCGGCTGAAGCACGGGGAACGTGAACATCTTTTGACAGAGCTCTGTCAAATCCGAGGTGTGCGTGATACCGGCATAGAAGGGGGTCACTCCGCCGATGACAGACCGGATGATGATCGGGAATCGATACTGTCCTTCTGAGATAACCTCCACCTTGTCAGCCTGATTAACTAGAGCATCCAGTGCGTTGTAAATGAAGTCCTGGCGCTCAAAGAACAGGACAGGCTTGAACCCTTCCAGCGACATTCCCATAGCCAGGCCAGCCATCAGATTTTCGGCCACGGGGGTTTCCAGACGCTTAGATTCGGGGATATCATTCAAGGTGCCATAGGCAGACCCGTGGCGCACGTTGTAACCCACAAAGATGGCGCCAGCATCGGCCAGCATATTCATGGATTCAGTAATGGCTTCCTTGTATTTCCTGAAAGACGGCTGAATTTTATAATCCAGGTGTCGGGGCCTGGGCATTTCCTCCAGGACCGCCTTGCTCTTGAACTTGAGCCACCCCGGAGTGCCCGTGCCGCCGTGGGGGTAGGTAGGGGTATAGTGGTATCGACGGACACACTTGAACTGGCAGGGCTCCGTGTAACAACCCCACCGTTCATCTCTGCAGGCAGTCACAGAGCGATTGTTGTCCTCCACAATGAAGGTACAGGGCAGGCCAAAGCCTTCAACGTACCTGGCCGCCTCATAAAAGTGGCCCTCATCGGCCGCCCCATCCCCGATAAAGCACCAGACACGTTGCTTGCTATCTTTCCGCTTCAAGGCCCAGGCCACGCCGACCGCGATAGCCGCAGTCCCCGCCAGGATAGAAGAGGTGAAGAAATTTCGGACCCGGTCAAAGACAAACATACTCTTACCACGGGCGATCAGGGACTCCAGGTGAACTTGGTCTCCGCCATGTAAGAGATAATGATAATGAGAGCGGTGTGTCGAGAAGACATAGTCATCTAACGACACCTCTTTGAATAGTTCAATAAGCTGATCTTCATTACCTCCTGATAGGTGCACAAGATACGGATACTCACCGGCATCGTATTTGTCAGCTAGGTTCTTCTCAAAGTCTATCAAATTTTGCTTGGTTAGCATACTACCTCCAAAGTTTCTTTTAATTCTTCAAGTGTAATGGACTTAGTTCCTAACTTGCCCACAACAATACCGGCCGCAGCGTTAGCAATCTGAGCAGACTCAGAAATAGAATAGTCAGAACACACACAAGCTGCCATGGTGGCGATCACAGTGTCACCGGCTCCGGAAACATCAAAAACTTCTTTTGCTCTGGTTGGAACAAACTGAGGAGAACCTATATTAAGTAAAAGCATTCCCTGAGGACCCATTGTTACCAGAATAGATCCAAAATTATACTTACACTTCATCTTAATTGCTAAACGAACTATGTCATCTGGAGTTTTGGCTTTCTCTTCTGCTGCCGACTCTAACTCGGCTAAGTTTGGTTTAATAAGAGTTGCCCCTTTATATCTACTCCAATCACTCTGTTTGGGATCTACAAAAACAGGAATTCTTTTAGCTTTGCATTGAGTAATAATAGAAGTAACTAAATCAGAAGATAGAATTCCCTTGTCATAATCTGATAAGATCACTGCCTGCACATCGCCTTCCAATATCCCGTTGATTTCTGTGAGCATACCCGAGCCACTACTCTTCTTTTCCTCATCGAACCGGAGAAGCTGCTGAGAGTTGGCCATGACCCGAGTTTTGGTGATAGTGGGCACGTTGTAGTCGGTCACCAGCCGGTTTTCTATCCCGTTAGCGAACAAGATAGAGACGATCTTCTTGCCGGCCACATCATCACCCTTGACTCCGAACAGCCAAACCTTGCAACCCAGGTGCGCCAGATTAAGGGCCACGTTGCCCGCACCACCCAGAGTGGAAGTCTTAGATTCCACCGCCACGACAGGGACCGGGGCTTCCGGGGACAGGCGGTGTGCCTGACCACTGATATAAACGTCCAGCATCACGTCACCGATGACTACAATGTTGCCTCCAAGTTTCAATAGACCCTCCTCTTCAGATCAGCCGAGGTGATACGTAAACTAGGATAGTTCTCACAGAAGCCAAGGATCGCTTTGGCTGAGTCATGAGGGTCGATGAACTTATCATTATCCGGCCTGCTCTGGCTCATGTCAGTGCGCATAGCGCCTATGTTTAAGTTAAGTATCCGAATACCGCCGGGTGGAGAATCGTACTGTAAAACATCGGAAAAACCAGCCAATCCTGCTTTACTAGCAGAATAAATAGATTCTCCTGGACCGCCAAACTTACCCGATAAGGAATTGATATTGATCACCAGGCCGGAGTTTTGTCTTAAGAAAATTGGCCATACTGCCTTTGTTAAAAGTATCGGAGCAATGAGGTTGACTTCGATCACTTCTCTGATTTCTTCAATAGTCATATCTACAAAAGGTTTGGTCAGGTGGACACCAGCGTTATTGATAAGGATGTCGAGACCTTTTACTTGCGCCTCCGATGCTAGAGTATCAATAGTTTTCTGATTGCGTAGATTCCCATCAATTCGACCAGAATGAAGGATCAGATTATAGCTTGCCTCATCAAATACTCTGGCAAGTTCTGCTCCCAATCCTCTATTGGCACCTGTTATCAGAACTGTTTTCATGTCATTTCCAGGATAACCCGGCCCGCTTGCCCACTACGAACCACGTCCAGGGCCTCGTTTACCTCCTCCAAGGGAAACCGATGAGTAATAAACTGTTCCAAGGGAAGCCTCCCGGCTGTGTAAAGAGCAAGATATCGGGGAATGTCTACCGCCGGGTCCGTGAGCCCGCCTTGACTGTCCAGGATGGTCTTACCACAATAGTGCCGTCGCATCCCGGGCAAGGTCAAACAATCTTCATGGTGAGGCTGGCCCAAGAGGATCATTCTCCCCCCAGCCGGTTTAATGAGGTCGTACCCTGCGACAATCACATCCACATTGCCGGTAGTGTCGACGAAAACATCGACTTTATCTACACCGAGAAAGGAGTTGACGGCAAAGGAAGCCCCTGCCTGAATTGCAATTACATGTTTACTTGTTTCTCTATCCATGGCAACGATAGGGTTCCCACCAACCAAGGCCGCTGCCTGGATGACGTTCAAACCCACCCCGCCGCAGCCGGCCACCGCCACCGATTCCCCAATTTTCAACTTGGCCTCATTGTTGACCATCCCCAGAGCAGTGGTTACCGCACACCCCATAAGGGCCGCAATCTCAAAGGGGATGTTCTTACCAATCGGAGTAAGTCGGTTCTCAGAAACGATAGCATGGTCGTTAAAGGTGGTGACCCAACCACCGCCCACGGATTTGTCGCCCCATTGATACCGGGGAGGCTTTGCTTCAATCCCCGGCCCCTTCCGCCAGTGCATGACAACGTGGTCGCCAGGCTTGACCTGAGTCACCCCAGGGCCGACTTCCAAAACGATCCCGCCGCCTTCATGGCCCAAAAGATGAGGAAGCCATTTGTCAGAACCCTTGGCTCCTGATATTTCCCCCATCTGAGCACCGCAGATACCGCTGGCAAAAACCTTTACCAGAACTTGGCCTACCCCAAGGGGCGGGGCTTCTAGTTCAGCTACGATGAGAGGAGCGTCTAATTCTGTCAGGATGGCCCCTTTCATTTTATTGAACCACGATCAGCATTTTACTACCGGCGGTAACTTCCGTTCCAACAACATATGGTTTTGCAGGAACTCCTCCATAGTTGTCAAGAATACCACCACCTGTAGTATCTTTAAAATCAAAGATGGGGATTCCAGTTGCATTCAGATTTCGCACTATAGCGTTGTCATTAGCAGCATTAGGTTTGATAGCAATAGTCCATAAAGAACACCCATTGGGCATCTTACCATCAGTTAAGATACTCCAACTAGATGTCCCATCAAAGATCACATAAATAAAATTCCTATCTACGATCGTAGAATTAGCAGCCACGACCACCGAAGTCATTAAACATACCAAAAACAATGCAAGAACCAATTTTTTCATAACAAACTCCTTAGTTCGACTTTAGGAAATTCCTCAATGTTACTTATACTACTGGTGTTGAGGATCTCAATTCCTCTTTTTTGTGCGTCCTCAGCAATCTCCGGGAACCCCTTTAAGTGTCTTTTGAATGGTGGACAATTTTTATTGCCATGAGAGCCATGCCAATGACTCGTATTCTTCTCGTCCAGACACATATCGAATCCCAGCAGGTTGATCTTCTTGACTCCTAAGTGAACTGCTAAGTTAATTGCAGCAGCGCCAGAGTTATGATTCCAAGCTACTCGTGTTGGAATCTCGCTTATACCATATCTATGACTACCATCCTTGGCAAGATATTTGATTCCTTCACATCTGCTCTCAGGTTTTTCTGCAAATCGTGGACAGCAAGTTACTTTCAGACCAGCAAATTTAGCTAAGTTTTGACGGTGAACAAGATACCAGGCACAATCACCAAAGAAAACACAGTCTACCCAATCTCCTAACATGTAGGCGTTGTTGACCCCAATGATATGTTTATCATGAAGTTCCTTCATATATGGAGAGTAAAGATGAGCCATAGTTTGGTTTACTTTAACTTGATCAACTACTTCTTGAGGAATACCAAACTGGCTCACTATCGATGCGCCTCCACCAATTATAAAACAATCACCTCCCTCCCACATGTTCGGAGGCGTCCATTTCATAATTCTTTTCTCTGCCCTTCTAAAAATTCTGTTACTGCTTCTTGATCACGAGGAAATTCAAGCCCACGATCAAAAGTATTCTTCTCGTGTCTCCCAATTCCGAACAAATCTACCGCGTAGGAAATCGTCTCTTCAATATCAAACTTTTTACAAGAAAAGATATCGAGGCTTAGATAATTACGATCGGGAAAAGTATGAACGCTAATGTGAGATTCTGCTATGAGGACAAATCCAGAAAGGCCCCAGTCGTCTGCCACCTTGCCTTGATACTTGAAGGCGTAAGGTGGCATAATCTTAGTCATATAAATCAGATCTGGACAGGTATCTAAAAACCTGTAAACCAGATCAAGATTTATCAACCTCTCTTTCGGGCAGTCGTATCCGTCAAGAGTCAGATGAAGACCGAAGGCTTGCTGAGGCCGAGTCTGGACCATTCATACAATCCTCCGTCAGTTAGGAAAGACTTGTTATAAGAGCCTGGGCGTCGGCCTGCTTTAATGGCTTTTCATTCTTCACCTTGCCATTACCATCGACGACGTTGAACCAGCCCGGGCCACGAGAGATAATTTGATACTGTGGCTCAACCACTTCCAGAGGGCGATCTTCTGGAAGTGGTTCAAGAGGACTAATTGTATTACGAAAGGCCTCAGGAACATCTTCCGGACAAGCCTTAAAGGTTTCACCAGGTTGGATTACTCTACCATCTCTGGTCTGAAAGATCCCTGATACATTCAGCCATTTTAACTCTTGACTTTGATTAGTCATGATCTTCTCCTTTGGTTCAATGACTTCTTCAACTGGCGTCGGTAGGTCCCAAACCAGCTTCTCGGCGCCCTTAACTGTTAGAGGGCCGGGGTTAATAATTTTGTTATCAGAATTCCTAATCACATCGAATTGATCAAGCCTAACTACAGATTGATTATAACGATTAATATCGACATGATTAACAACTCGATATCCCCACTTGGCCACTCTAACCTCAATATGTTAAAGAGCATGATTAGCTCCAGTTTAGTTTAGGCCAAATGAACGACGCCGGAATGACCATCCTGATCCGCACGAACCTGAGGGACCTGGATCGTCATCACTTTGTACTTGGTAATGAACTGGCCTTCCGTCTGCCATTCCACAACCTGGATGCCCATGCCCTTGATCAGCCGAACCACATCAGAAGTCATCTGTACCATAACCACATTGTTGGCTGGCAAGGTGTCAATGACTTTGATGCCTTTGATGCCGGCGATCTTCAGGATGCGCTCACGGATGGTGGTGCCGGGAGTGACCGCATTGTAATCCTGGTCGATGATGGTTTCGTAAGCCGTTGGGATATACAGGACCCAAGGGCCATAGTGTTTGGCGTTGATGGATGCCTGCTTCATATTCATCACGTCGGTGATGATCAGGGCCGCTGTCTGTGACGCCCAAGACGTGCTCAAGGTCACTTTGTTTCGATCGGGGTGAGACAGATAGCTGTAGATACTGTTCCGGCCATCTTCGCCTTTGTCGCCAAAGGTGTAGGAGCCGGTGCCAAACAGCAGAGATTCGAGTTGCTCATTGACTTTCCGAGTACCACGCTCAACCGAATCCACATCGAGAGGATTACCGAGTGACCGGCTGGCCGCCAGTGAACGAGAGTTGATCTCGAAGTCACTGTGAATAACCGGGATCGGCATGTAATGGTACCGATAGGTGGGGCGATCACCCGAACTGCGAGTAACACCATCCATGGTAACCACCGCCTCCATGGCATTGGACATGGAATGATATTCCAGGACCGTGGTGCCCATGGCATTGCCGAGGTTGTAAACCAGCCCGTTGTCAATCAGGTCCTGAATTCCACCGAGGCGAAATTCAGAGATACGCAGGAGAGCCTCGTCCAATTGTTTCCATTCATCACGGCGAAGGGTGCCGTAAGTCTGGATCTCGCTGCGATTGATCTCGATGTTCCGGTAACTCTCCTTTTTCTTCGGATCGCCGCCACCATAAATCGTGACATAGGTTCTGCCATCCCGGGTGTTAAACCACGGACGCAGGCGGTTCGGGTCAATGTGACCCTGCTGTGCCATATAGTTGGCAACAGGCCCCGAAACACCATTTGGGGTCATCAGATCCATATTAACCATATCTTTCTCTCCTTTCTTTCGATTTGTTTTGTTAGGTGATCATCACCCGGATGTGACGCTGCGGAAAGTTACCACCAGAACTCTGACCTGAATCCATGGCTTCGAGAGCCACGGCAACGATCTTGATATCCGGGTTGTAATCCGAGACGCCAGTTCCCTGCTGCTTTTTCAGGTGGCCATTCCCCGCCGAGACCATGAAGTCACCGATGGCGATAACCTGACCATCCTCCAAGAGGGCATAAACTCTTTCCCCACGCTGAGGGATCCAAACCTGGACCTGGTCGCCGGCAGCGTAGGCATCGTGGATGGTCTTACCCTGTAACTCATCTTCAAGAGCAAACATGGCACAGACATGGCCATCTTTGGTAGCATGCTTCCGCACCTTACCAGTGGACATGAGTTCCACAAGCATACCCGGGAAGATAGCGGCATTGGCCGTGAACTCTTCCTGGATATCCAGAAACTTCTTCAGTTTGATGGTGTTCTTAATGGTCATATCTTTATTCTCCTTCTCCTTTTGAAATGTTTATGCTACGCCAGGAGGCAGCAACATCTCGTCGGCATTGACGTTGGTCTGTGGACCAAGCGGTGCGTAGTTAGCCGGCGCCTTGATGGCACGGTACAGATCGTCCAGATCTTGATCTACCATTGTGGACAGGCGGTTCTGGCTATACACGTCGGAGTTGGTGTTGGCCAGAATATGACCAATCTTCTTTTCTCTCTCGGCCTTATAAAGCCGAAGGCCATGTTCCATGGTCGCTCTGGTCTCGGCGGGCAGAAGAGCCAGAACTTTGTCCGGGTCAGACAATTGGGCCTTAAGAGCCTGAAGCTCTTGGACAACCTCGGCATTGGCAGCAGGAACATTGGGATTTCCACCCGCCTGTTCACCGGCCGGGGTTTTCTTCTTCCCAGCAGCATCCGTCTCCGGACCTTCGACCTCTTTGAAGGCCGCCATTGCCGCCTTGAGCTTATCCATCATGGCGAGCATCTTGTCGATCTGGGCGTTATCAGCTGCGCCCAGGGCCTCCAGGACTGGCCGATCAGCTTCGGTGAAGAGACCCAAATCACTTTGGATCATCAACTCGATCTGTTCGGAACAACAAGGTCCTTTCTTTTTGTCCGTCATAATTGTCTCTCCTTGTTTCATGGTTATATACTCGACCTTCTTCACGACAGGCTGCGCCTCGCCGGTGAATTCGATTGTATTATCTTTCAAGACATTGTAGGTTTGTTTAAATAAATCCCCTTCCATTTCCGCCGGCCCTTCCACAACATTCAAGCCAGTGGCATCATTCTGAGCAGGACACTTACAGTAGATAAAATAGCCAGGGAAAGTTTCTTTGAGATAGTTGACTTTGGTAACCGTATCCATCTCGCTCAACTTCTCCTGAATACTCTCAGTGATGTCGTCAAAACTCAATGGGTTGACTGAAACATTAACACCAAAGGCAGCCAGAGCTTTAAGAAGTTTTCTATCTAAGACTGGCACAAATTCCAGGGTGGTAGGGATGGTCAGCTTGGCATCGAACTCACTATTAAGCAAGTCATAGGCCATTCGCCTGGCGCCAGACTTTTCAGATGGTGAAACTCCAGTAACCGCATCACCTCGACCACTGATTACCGCTCGTAAGGCCCCCTCATTCAATTTGTGAGAATGGGGATTTACAACGGGTAGTTTGAGGGCCTCGAAGGTAGGGGCATCACCATGACCAATGAGGAAGTGAGAGGCAATCATCGAACGATCGGTAGGAGAAAGATCTGCCCACTGGCCCTTAATGTTGAAGTCACTGAGAGTTATCCCAGTCCAGGGAGTCTTTTCAGTGCCCGTGAACTTCGGCCTACTTGCATTCGTCTGCATATCTGTAACTCCTTCATGGGAAGCGGGGCTTGTTTGTCTTATTTTTTCCCACATGCTCTTACCGCGCTCTGATGCTTGTTTATAATGTTTATCTAACTCACTAGTGCCATGACTCGTCTGCCATTTAGCAGCCGCCTTATAGTGAGCATTCATTGCTTTTTCATGGTCAAGAGCAGAGCCTGATTTATTGGCTACCTCTGTTAGTTTCCAAGCCGCCTTGGCCTCTTTAGTCTTCCCTTCAGAGGACTTACCAGTATCACCACCTACCTTCGACGAACCACCTTTCTGACCCGGGATGCCGGAATGGCCAAAATTGCCGGAGCCAGATCCGCCATCCGCCTGAATCTCTTCGGCAGAATTAGCCCTCACTCCGCAACCGTCAGTCCACGAGCAGGCGCCTCGTCCGCCCGGCAAGAGAGCTAGATGATCCGGACGATGATTCTTGGCGACCCCTTCATAATGCTCGCCATTGTAATCGCCAGTGGAATATTCGTCCTCGGTGAATACTCCGACACTCACATCGAGAGGTTTGCCATCCTGAATGTATTTCAAGGCCTCCGGAGAGATCTGCTGAATTCTGTCTTGGTCGATCCAGGCCTCCGCCTTTAACTTGCCATCTTCCATGTGAGTATTGAAGACTCGACCGACTACTTGATTGTCAATAATATGAGGTTGGTTAGCAGAGACATTGCTACCATTTTCTTGTGGGTGTTGGATAGAGACAGGAATGCCATCCCAAGAGGCAGGGAACTTTCCCAGATCCTCTGCTAGATGGAGGAGTGGTCCGTGGGAGCCCGAGTGGACGCCAGATGTCATCATGATAATTGGTACCACGATGCGATCTTTGCCTTTGTACTTCTCGTATCTGATTTCGTAGTTGTAAGCACCTATGGATTCATGTTTCATCTCAGAGTTGGAATGGGTGGCTACAACTCCGTTGGCTTGCTGTATGGCTTTAGGAGCGCAAGACTTGTCATCTCCGCCATCCTTGATACACTTGGCATAGACAGAATTGGCCACAGCAACCCACTGCGCCTTCTTTTTATCGTCCAGTCCCTTATTATGCTTCTCGACATCTTTTAGTGCGAAGGGCATCTTATCTCTCCTCAAAAACCGTATGACCGTCTGACTGATGCCGATGCATCTTTGAGCCAAGATGGCATTCTACGATGTTTGGGTTGATGAACTTTAGTTTTAACTGGTACTGGTTCATTTCCTACTGCTGCATATACCGTCGATTGAATAAACTTCGGATCCAGAGGTTGACAAACAGTCCGACTCGAGCATTCGGTGCAAAGCAAATCTTCAAACTTACATGTCTCCGGACTGACCTCTACCACTTTGTCTCCAAATAAAAAGGCCACCTGCCCTGTTATGGGTAGATGGCCCTGATTGTTTCAGTTGCCAAAATTAATTATATACTGCTATTATAATGGAACTTTCTTTCAGATCAAAGAATAAAATTTAACTTTAATCAAAATAAATTCATTTCCCGTTCCCATTTTCCTTGGGTGGTTTCAAGGTCTCTTCCTTCTTGACCACGACCGGCTCACCGTTCTGGTATACGATGATTAGTTGACCCCATCGTTTGTTATCTACCATGTCTTGGTGATGCCGGTCAATGAAAGTTTTGGTGGTCATCTAAGAGGAGCCTCTTTCTCATACACGATTTCATTACCCTGGTCAGACAATGGTTTCAGATGCTTGTTTGTGCCATAGGCTATTTCCTGGGAAATGCCATCTGGGAACGCTTCGCAGAAATTGTTTTCAGTTGATTCCTCATTACCGTACCACTTGACACCCAGGAAATGTTTGCATTTTCTGGTATAGCAGGTTGGTTCAGCGAGCATGATTATCTCCTTTTTAGGCCTCGAGAAGTAGGTATCCATAGTCTGTTTACAGTTAGGACAGGCCCCAGAATAGAATATTTGCAATGCTTTTTCAGCTTCTTTCCAATTCGACTTTATGGCAAGAAGTTCCATTTCAGCTTCCGTTGCCCTCTTTATCCAGGCATCCTTTAAGGTTTGTTCAGTCTGAACATCTATTCGATACCTTAACCCACAGGTACATTCATCCTCTCGGCCCGGGATCAATCCTGAGCAATTCATTCCATGCTTTAGTTGATTATTAGATTCCATATTATTTTATCCTTTTAAGAATTCCAGGGCTTCATAATGACTTAAGAGCACCTGATTTAACTACCGCTACCACATAAAAAGTTACTACTTCATCTTGCTGTAATAATTGAATTGGTTCAATCCATGCTGGTTTGATTTTTCCGACGTATCTAACTGCACTTTTGTCTTTCTCGTCTGTTCTTAAATTTAAGCGGAGATGGATTGGAAGATTAACTTTTACAACAACTGCTTGACCACCTACTAACTCCTTAGAAACCAATTCAGCATACGACTTGGCATGATCAAGAGAAGGAGTCATGTAAACAGAAACTTTATGATCGCCAACTTCACCAACACAACTTGCCCAACCTCTTTTAACTGCCCACGAATCTGCTCCTTCTTTAGCTCCAGGAATAATGCCATGTTCTTGGATAGATTGTAAGTACTCGGAAGAAGTGCCATGAAAAAATTCCATGGTATCTCCTCCACCACCAGATCCTCCCACTGCTCCCGGTCTCCCGGCGTGGCCGAAGTTGCCGGAGCCTTGACCACCGTGGGTTGTAATGACATGATAATTGACTTGAGGTTTGGATTGGGTGGTGAGAGATTTCCCTTTTAGGAGTTTATCGAAGTATGACTCAATTTCTTTGGGTAACATACCAGGTTTATAAAGAGGCGAAGTATAGGCAGAAAATGACTCAGCAAACAATTCCCCTTCATTTGCTGCTCCATATATAGAAACAGAAAAAGAATGATCTAACTGAGTTTTAGTACGATAAAGCCAACTCCAATCTTCCCTTTGTTGTAAGGTTAAACCATTTCCATGAAAGAAATGTGCATATTCATGCCGTAATGTAGAAAAATAATCCTTGCCTACTTCGTATTTTCCAATAGTTAAAGTATGATCTTTTATCTGCTCTGCCCCTATATCAATAGCCAAATCATTTTTATAATACCTTCCCATTACGCCTTCGGCATCAAGCCAAATACTTTTCCCCATCCACAATTTACGCAATGGATTTTCTGAAGAGGTTTCTTTCAATATTGGATATTTTTCAAATAGACTATTAAAATGTTCCAAGGTTTCATTCCCTATTTTCAAACTTTCAATCTCAGAATACCCATCACCAAACGACACCTGTTTTATTCCTACAATCTCTTCAAATCCTTTATTTAATTCACCCAAACTATTTGCCGGCTTCCACTCCACCACACCAGCGGCTGGGGTTTCGGGGAGGGAAGCCCAATTCTTACCATTCCAAATCTCCAGTTTATCTGGAAGAACTTTCGGAGTTAATATTTCATCTATTCTCGGTTTACTAGATATTGTGATTTCATTCTTTCCTACTCGTAATAAAATAGGTCTTTCAACCACATCTTCACCCGCCGCTTTCGCCAGATCATATTTCTGCCAGAATCCCATTTGAGACCAGTACTCAAGAGAGCGAACGTCAGGAGAGATCGAAACAAGTTTATCTGTTCCATATCCTTTGAATGTTTCGCTTAAACCCGGAACAAGTCCTTCTTTCTCTATGTTCACCAAATTATTTGCAAATGAAGCATGATAGTAATAGTTGTCGTCTTGAACTGGTAAATCTTCATAACCTAAAGCATCGATCCATGACTTTGTTGTTCCTGCTTCCAATTCGGACATTGGAACAAAATCATCAACCGGCACTATTCCAGGACCTTGTGGGATAACTCCAGCTTCTTCTATAGGCTGCCCTGGGAGGGTTTCAATTACTTCTCCTTTTCCGCTGACAGGCACTATTAGCCATGCGCAGCGGCATGAAGGGTGGACAGGGATTACATCCATCGCGGCTTCTATTGTAAACATCTGTCCCTGAAGACTTGTACACTCTGGACAAACATTGAAACCGGCATTAATGAATTCTACCTCAGCATATACTCCTGCCGCTCCCCAGTTCTTCGCCTCCTGCAATGTCCCCATCGCGTGCGCGCGTATGACTTCAGTTCTGGCCAACATAGCAGCCCGTCTCTCCGCCGGAATGAATCTACCTAAAGAATCTGTTATTCCCAACGTACCAGCATTGTTACCGTCAATGGTGGCCAGAAGTTTCTTGGCAATCGTCGCCTGTCCATCACCATCTGCCAAGCCCTTGGTAAGGACATGGGAAATTTGGGTGTCCATGGCAGATGTTATGCCTTTGAGTCCATCGAACGCTCTGGAGTACGCCACCCCCAACCTGTCGATGTGGAACGGCTGCATCATGCTCGCGGATATCCCACCTGTAACCTCCATAGAGGGAACAGCATAACCGCCACGGAGCAGCTCATCTCTGGCCCTCTGAACGCCCCTCTGGTACGAATCCTTTATGAAGGTGTCAGTCCATGCCGAGTCTATACCAGTACCAACCTGGGGAATTCTTACTGTTTCTAAGATGCCTGCTTGCTCCTGGGTCCGGAGCCACTCCAGGAAGGCTGCTGATTTCTCCTGTGAAGTGGGAAAGTCAAACGCTCTGCCGCCCCGGGTAGACAGATCGGCTTGGGTGGTGAGAGACCCACCGTAAACAGTTTGTGCAGTGGGAGATTTTCTAAGATGTTTATCAAAGAATCCTACAATCCCTTGTGGTAGGGAAGCCCCTTTACCCTTTCCATAGTTAGGGTGAGTATAAGCAGAAAACGCTTCCGCAAACCCTTCATGTTCATTTGAAGTAGCATAAAGACTCACTCTACTAAGATCTCTGTTAGTATGACAATCTTCCCAAGATTTTTTCTGGTTTCCAGTCAAGTTATCATAAACAGAATGACCTAATTCATGACGAAAAACAGCAACACCATGATCGCCAGAAAGAGTAAATATTGTTCCCACTAATGGATATTCTGTATCACTAACTTTAACTTTTTCTCCTAGTTTTATTCCTCCCATCTCGTGATAAGAACCCGAAGCTCCTTTCTTTGAAAGATCTACTGATAAATCTATCAATTTTAAAGGATAACGATTCTGGTCAATTCCTTGTTGCAAAATACTTTTAACTCCAGGAAGTTCTTCATTCATTCTTTCTAAATCAGAAACTATTTTAGATTTTAATTCTTCTGGACCTACAAAAGAAGCTAAAGAAGGTATTACTGATTTCGCTCTGTCTTCTAATTCTCCCCCTCCTGATCCGCCTACGGCGCCAGGCCGTCCGGCATGACCAAAATTGTCACTTCCTTCGCCGCCTTGCACCACAATCCTCTTGCCTTGTGATTCAGGCTTGGCGATTCCAAAGCAATCGTCGTCTACAACTGCTTTTTGTATGATGGCTTTGAGTTTTCTAAAGCGAGCAGCCATCTGAGCGGCAAAGTTATTTCTAAGAACTAATGTTTTCGTTGGATCCACGCGCGCTATTTGTGCGTAGATATTAATTGACTGAACTTGTTTGAGGGTTGAGGTAGAGGATTGGGTGAGAGGGGATTTTTTGTAATTCTTTTCAAAATAAGATTCTACATTTCGTGGTAAACGTTCTTGTGGTGACTTACCGTAATCTCGATGAGTATAAGCCGCAAACGATTCTGCAAAGGCTTTTCGATGATTATCGGAAGAATAAAAACTAATGTTGGTTGACCACCAAGACCTCTGTTGGCTCTTATAAATACCCTCCCAATCATTTCTTCTATTCTGTCCCGAGTTATACCAAACTGAATGCCCTAACTCATGTCTAAAGATTTCCGCAACAGAATCAGTTACTGTATAATTACCAAATTGTAATTTCGTATCTTCTTTTGGAAGCCCAACGATTAATTGTATTCTCCCTTCAGTATGGTTTTTAAGCCCAGAATACAAACCGTCACAGTTTGGAAAGCCTTGAATCTCTCGAGTCGTCTTTATTTCTTTTAAGGGGATCTCTCCATTAGGTAGATTATAATCTTTTGATAACCTTGACAATTCCGAGTAGACTATCTGACCTACTTCTCTATCTTCTCTGAAGTCTGCCCTTTCTATACTAGGAACAAAACTTCTTAAATGTCCTGCTGTAATTCTAGGCGAAGATTGTTTGTCCATGAAAACATCTTTCTCTGTAAATGTTCCCCCTCCTGATCCGCCTACGGCGCCAGGCCGTCCGGCATGACCAAAATTGCCAGAGCCCCTTCCACCGTAGATAACTGGGTTCTTTATTCTGCGTTTTTTAGCCGGGACAGACACTCTAAAACTACTCCTTTTCCGATGACCCCTTAAAAGGTATACGCCTTATAAGAAACTCTTTGCAGCCGTGGGCTCAGGCAGCAGACGGAGGTGTTTAATGAGTAGGAAGAGCCCATTTATTTGCCTGCGGGGAGAGAAGGGTTCCTTTCCCAAACGAAATTACCCACCTGTCCTTCAACCACTTTGTCATGTATGGCCTCCCGTGAAGCAAACTGGTGTGGTATTCCACCAGGAAAGGCTTTACAACCTATAAAACTTTTAACATCATAATGTGCACACATCCAACAGACTTTAGTTTCGCTCATTTTATCACCGTTATTTTTGTTTTGTCATAAACAATAAACTCATGATGTCCATGATCATATTTCAAATTAAGAGCGTCATATCCAGCTCCTCTAACAATTTCTGTCACTATTTTCCCATACTTATTCAACGGATCTTTCCACGCTTCTTCCATTTTTATTTTACTTTCAGGTGTATTCATTAATTTTGTAAATTCCGGAAAATTGCAAACCTTTTCACAGTTAACCATTATTCTAAGAGGTTGTGTCCCTTCTTTTGCATATCGAGTAGCAAAATCTTTATTAGATGTAAAATAGAAACCATTTCCATACATGGCTCCACCAGAAGCACTTACCTGCGTCGCTTCATCAAATCCTTTGTTTGATATTCCTTCTACTCCACCCGCAGTAGTCCCATGAAACAATGGATCTTTAAAGTCGCTATTTTTTGCCCATTCTTTAGCTTCAGCCAATGACATTGACGGTTTCCAGGTTATTTCTTTCGATGGGGTTTTCTCTTCAATTTTGCTATTCCCTTTACTTCCACCTCCTTTGCCGCTGCCACCCCATTGGCCAGGAACACCACTATGACCGAAATTACCTGAGCCAGGACCACCTTGTGTGGTCACCTGCTTAGGGTTTGCGGGTGCCTCTCCTCCTTTATCTCCCGGCACTGCAGCAGGAACCTCAGGAGGCACAACCTCACCGCCTCCTGGTTGCATTTCTGGGGCGTTGGTCTCAGAACCCAACGCAGCCTGAAGCTCTTCCTCGATCAAGGAGACTTCATCATCATCCAGACCGAGGCAGATTTGGTAGAACGATTTCTTGGGCACCACGAGTTCGGCGCCTGGTGTCGACGCATAGTTCTTAATGGCCGTCGATCTGGTAGCTCCCACATCCGCTTTATCTTTATCAGATGGAGTCCGAAGATCCTGCCACTGGATGGCATACTCTTTAACTGGTGGTGGCAAAATTTGAAGCTCAATAAGCCTGTCAATAAATGGTCTGATAATAACCGGTTCGGCAAGTTCCTGACGACGACCGTCAACAAAATCAAACCAGTTATCTCGATCCTGAGTTGATGCGAGCTGGCCTCGTTCACTACCAGACAGGATACGTTGGGGAATACCGGTGACAGCAGAAATCATCTGAATGCAAACAGCAACATTCTCTTGCGGACTGTGCATTGGTGAACCCAATGCTTTAATATCGACTCCCTTAGTAACCAGAAAACGCCGCAGGCTGTTTTCATATTCCTTAATCTGATCTTCCAACGCACTTAAATCGTCAGGAGTTGCTTGAAACTCCTTATCTATTGTTCCTGAATATCCAGGTCGAGCACCACGCCAAAACATTTCTCCAGAACCACCGATAACTTTCTCCAAGTCCATCAGCCGGTTCCATACGCACATGAGACGAGGCATCCCCTCGATCTCGGATTCAAGGAGACCGTCTGTTACATGAATGACTCTGGAATAGTGCACTTGAAGAAGTTCACTTACTCCGATACTCAAGTTGTTGACCATAATCCGATATGTGAGTGGTTTACCATAACGCTCATCAGTTGGATCGGTTACATAAGAATTTATCTGAGCACTTCCTTGAAGCACCATTCCTCCAAAGGGTTTCAGATAGAGAAGATCATGTTTAACACCTTGAACTGGTTTAGAGAAATCACTCACATCTTTACAATCTGACAAGCCAAGAAGTAACACACCGTAAGAACCAAGCCCCGTCAAACGGTCTAATTGCATTAACCTGGCTTGGATTTTTAATCTCTTACTGAGTTCCTCCCAGGCCTTTTCCAAAGGAGTCTCTTCTTTATCATCAGATTCTAATACTTTAAATCCTCCTTGCCAGGTAGCTGTAACTGGACGATCTATTACCGCCCTCGCCATATCCTGCCGGGTGTATGCAGCGAGATATTGATAGTAGGTGATGTCCTTGGGATAGCCGAGGGCGTTGTACATATCTCGATCGCCATCATAGGACATACCTAATTGGCCCATAAGAACAGCCCGGGAGAGTATGGTACTCATCACCTGGATGGCACTGAAATCTCTGTTTATCGGAGTGACCTTTGCTTTAGTCGTCATGGCTTTGTTCCTTGTGTTCCGACCCAATTAAATTCTGGATGTTTGGGTGTTATTTTATCCCAAAATTTAGTTGCACCCACCACCACAACCTTCTCAACTCCAAGTAACTTTATTCCTGTCAAGTAATCATTTAACATCTTGGACATGAGCCCTTTAGTTGATTCAACATGTTCGTTTTTATATAAATGCTGCATAACAGCAGACAATTTTCCCCCTTCAACTTTCAGATCAAATCCAAATTCACCAATTGCCTTCCCTTTTTCTAAAACATTTCCATGAATAGAGGAAACCACTTTATCTGCAAAAACATTGTGTACCTCTTCGTTAGTCACTTGCGCATCTAAATCCTCGCGCTTAGAAAAATCCTTATTGAAATTTTGTGCACTATCAAATTTCTGTTGATCCGTAGTTGTACCTCCTCCACCACTCCCAGATGCAAACCCGCCCCAGTCATCGTGGTTCGGATTGAAGTTGTCTTGTAAGGAGGACTGTTGAGTTGTGATTATATGGAAGTTGATTTCTTTCTGGGTGGTGGGGGAAGAAGTAACAGTATATCGTATCAGATTTTCTTTATCGAGCTGACGAAGATTGGTTTCTTGCGCCTTTACTAATAATGCATCATATTCTTTTTTTGTAGAAATCTTGCCTTCAATCTGCTTATCTATGATCTCTGTTTTGGATTTCAGAAACAATTCATTTGTCCGACGGTAAATTTCTTGTCTATCTTGTGTCATAGCAGTAGCTGTATGAACAGAACCATTCGGTAAAATTGCAGAGACAGATCCAACACCTTTATTTTGCAAGACCTCAATATCTCTATTACTCAGCGTCTCGTTAAGAGGATGAGTATGAACAATATGTAAATCAGCACCGGCTTTATCTAGATCAGTATGAAAGCCGAAATCTGTCGAACCCTCTGAACCAGATATTTGAGTACTTATTTTGCCAGCAGAATCAATAATAACTGCATGTTCTCTGCTATCTGCTTCGGTTCCAGCAAGAAGTTCTTTCTTTAAACTTTCTGGAACGGTAGTATTCCCTCCACCACCACTACCCCCCACCTGACCAGGAATGCCTGAATGGCCAAAATTCCCACTTCCCTGACCACCCATAGTACGAATAATATGAAGATGAACCTCAGAATGAGTAATCACCTTCTTACCACTGGGATCTATTAAACCAGTTACCGTCTTTTCAATAGAACTAGGCAATCTGCCAGCAGATCCATATCGAGGTGATGTATAAATTGCAAACGATTCAGCAAACATCTCAGAGGAGTTCGAGGCAGCGTACCTTGTCCCCTTGCCAGAAATATCTTTGGTTTTGTCATAAGATCTATCTATTCTGTCTTGTAGACCCATAAGCCTGTCCATCCTGGGCCCACTAAGCTCCCAATCAGAGGCTTTGTATCCTAAACCCTCAATATCATGTGCGAATTCATGCCTAAAAACATATGAAATCGGCCTATCGCCACCATAACCGCCACCATGATAACCGCCTGTGTTCCATCTTCCTTCTTCCGTAGCGGTAGTTTGAGTAGGATCAACCCTAAAACCGATGCCATTATAACAGACACCATATGTCCCTTTATCTAATTTATCTAGATTGACAGAAAGAGGGGCTTCCATCTCCTTATACATCTCTGCTATCTCTGGGAATTCAGTAAATAATCTGTTAACTTCTTGGTCGATAATTGCAACTTTGCCTACAATTCCAGGTTCATCTTTCACTGAAGCACTAACCCCATACTCTACTTCTATTCCAAACTTTTCCTGAGTCTTCTGGGCAAGAGACTTAATCATCTCTTCCTGGGAACTCCCTCCGGGACCAGATCCGCCAAGGCGTCCTGGAGTTCCTGCATGTCCGAAGTTGCCACTGCCAGAGCCACCATAAACAACCGGAATAATATGGAAATGGACTTCTTTCTGGGTCGTGGGAGAACGACTTCCATCATATAAAATAACACCTTTGATACTACTTGAAGGAATATTGTTATAAACTTCAACACCCTGCTCAGATTTTTGAATATCATAATTAGATTTGTCTATTCTTACATGAATTCCCAAGTCTGTTCCTGTACCAGGATTACTATCAAATTTCTTCATCATTCCTTTGTCGACAAACCATAATCCTCCACGTCTTGATTTATCAGCATCGAGTCCTTCTTTCAAAACACTGGATAGATTCTCCTTACCCATATCATGAAATAAATCATACTTGCCACCATCAGATTTAAAATCGGGATTACTATAGTAAGAACATTCTTCCCCCGCAATTATTATTGTAGATTTGTTCCAACCAGCAAGAGCTTCCTTAGCTTGTCCATAAGGATCAATTTCTCCTCCGCTCTTCGAAGACCCTCCTACTTGACCCGGGATGCCAGCATGACCAAAATTCCCACTGCCTTCTCCTCCTTGGAGGAGAATGGTGTGGAAGTGAACAGCAGGGCCTACTTTAGATTTGGAAACAATATCTTTGTACTCTTGAGATAGCTCGCCTAATCCATCAACGCTCTGCGCTTTCTCTCTAAATGAAAGTTGTTTTAACACAGGAAGAGAAGAGAAATATTCTGTGTTTACAATCTTAGCTATTCTCTTGCTCCAAGTGGCATTCATTTCTGTACCACCAACTTAGTTCGGTTCAAGATAACCATAAACTTATCTTGGGTAGAACGAATGGCATCATAACCAAGAATAGCAGCAGCTCGTCCTGGCTCCATTAAAGAAGTATGAATCATCCCGGCACCTAATCTACTTTCTTTACTAATTCCAGGAGTATCATGCATATCATAAAGGTCTTTTGTTATCTTGCCAAGCTTTCCTGCTTGATTTTCTTCATTCAAGCCGGTTCCTTTAGAAATCATATCTCTCAAGTCTTTGTATTCTATTACTTTTGCATCTGATCTCAGCCCCATGCGCAACATTCCTTCTTCTCTCGGAGAAGTTCCTGAATAAAATCTTGCTGTATCTAAACCTTTCTCACCATAAGCAGTATAGGTTCCATTCCCATAGCCGCCTTGCCCTGTAAACAATTCTCCGCTTCTAAATTGTTCAACCTGCTCAGAAGTCCCAAAACCGCGGTGCATTTCTAACACTTCACCTCGACTTATCATTCCATCGAGAGTTTCTTTATCTACTACTTTTGGCAAACCATTGTAACCTTGTTCTTCTTGTATTGATTTCAGAATGACATCTTGACCAGAAAGTGAGCCTACTGGATTCGCTTTGTATTGATCCATTCTCTCATTAGCAACTGGCCAAACCTTTTCAACTAAATCTGTAGAGGATAATTCTTTACCAGAAACACCCCCGCCTCCACCTCCGCTACCACCTACGGCACCAACTCTTCCACTATGACCGAAATTGCCGGAGCCCTGTCCACCGTATACAGGAATAATATGAAAGTTGACTTCACCCGCGACAGCAACTCTCCTTAACAACTTTCCTAGGCTCTCCTAGTAAGGACTGATGAAAGGTGACGCAGTGAGGACAACCATTCATGGGTACGATAACGTTAGACATCCAGAAGTGAGTGATGGTGGCGTTAATAAAATACTGGAGGCGTTCGATATTCTTTGGTGTCTTAACAATGAACGCCATAGAGTTACACCTCTGACAAACTAAAAGGATCTCATTATCAAACCTGGCTTTGCATTCAGGACAGGCCCTAATGGTGCCATTAACTTGGTACTCTGCCCACCTATCCGGAAGTTTACAGATGTGGCACAGCATTATGTTTTTGATTATAATATGGAAAGGAGAGAATTCAAAGAATAAAATATATCAAGCATTCCCATGAGTCATAACAGCACCGTCTGGGATCCAGTAAGGGCACCAGCCGCCTACCAGTTCGAACATCATCTTGCCAAACTCGGTATCATCCATCGGAGTATCAGTTACGGCCTTTACAAATCCATCTGCGACTTTACACATGGAAAGGAATTGGCAAGAATCACAACTCTGTGGCTTATCCATTTAGGTTCTCCCAAGTACCAATACTTGTTTCTTCTGTGCCAACTTAGTAAACCCCATCGAGGCAGAGTCTACTTGGTCCATGAATTTGCTGAACGGGAAATATCTGAATTCTTCAATGAATTCATAGTTCCAAGGTCCTTTCAGTAACAGGACATTACCAGAGTTTACCTGTACACTCAAAGTATCTGCCCTGGCTATCTTATTCCCAATGGGCCTTTCTGCCCTAACAGAGAAACCAGCCAGATTACGAGTGGTGGCCTCTGCGCTATCCTTACCTCCCGATCCTGGTTCTTGCTCGTGCACAATCTCTACGCTGGAGCCGTCTGCCTCAGCAGTTGATCTGATGATTTGTTCTCTAACCTCTGCTGACCATCTGCCTCTGATCACATCCGATATCAGATACTTGCCATTAGCCAGTTTGTGTATCTTTGTACCAACGGTGTAGGCTGGCTCTTTGTTCTTCCCTTTTTCTCCTTGACCCTTTGTTACATCTGTCCCAGCCTTATCCCACGATCGAATTGTTTGCACCACGTTAACAAGCGGTACCATTGACTCTATCATGACAAATCTGTCAATCTTAAACATACCACCTGCGGGGGGAGTGGGTGATTGACCAAACTGAGCCGCGTAGCCATACTGACCTAAGCTCTCCTCCATTCCGGATAGGACGGATTGGGGAAGTCGAATAGGATCTAGCAAGCCGTCTACATAATTCTTTACAAGTTCTATTGGCCTCACCTTATCAGCATACTGAGAGGTATTGATTTCACCAGGTAGGCAGATATGTTTGACTTTGGTTTTCTTCTTCGCTAGTAAGTGACCAGACGGATCTCCTTCATGTAGCCGCTGCATGATCAGGATCGTAGGTGTGACTTCTTTGTTTGTCTTACGTGTAGGAAGAGTCTGGTCAAGCCAGTCAATACTGTTCTTCAATTCCACCGTACTGGCGGCCTGTTTCGGATTCAGTGGATCGTCAATGATAATGATGTCACCATGAAAACCAGTACCTGTGCCTGATATAGAAGAACTAAACCGGCCGCCGCCTAATCTGATAGTGCCGTCTTCTTCAACTTTGACGATCCTGAAATTTGTTACCCCTTCCTTACCTCGTTTCATTACCAATTCAGGATAGGTTTCTCTGAACATCTGAGAGACAAGCAGGTTTCTAGAGTTGTCTGCTGCTTCTAAGGAAAGTTCCTGATTATAACCAAATGTCAGGAAGCGCATCCAGTACCACTTCGTCCAACACCAGACGGGAAACATTACGTTACAAGTCATCGTCTTCGTAGTACCCGGTGGTACGTTAATCACCAGATCGAAGTCGTTAGGCAGGCGAGCCGCTACTCGTTCGGCTTTCTTTTGGAGAACATTACAGAGATATTCGATGTGCCAGTTGGGACGGAACTCATCATGGCAGATGGCTGGCCAGAAATGTTGGAGGAAGAAATAGAATTCCCGGTTGCATAACTCACGGATTATCGAGGTGGGATATTGTACAGCCTCTACTGCACGAAGTTGTTTATCAGGCGTCATCTAAGCAAACTATTGAGTCCATACTCGTGACAGACCCGGATGTATTCCCGTTCGTTGAACTGCGACTTCTTCATCTCTCCGGGTGCACAACCTGGCCAGGGCAACTTGACAAGGCGAGTGTTCCTAACGATGATTTCGCGGTGTTCCAAGATCTTCCGCGATACTTTATCCGATACTCCTTTTCCTTTAGCGTCAGGCGGGCTCAGGTACTTGACAGCCGTCTTAGGCCCGACTCCAGACACACCTATGACATTATCCCCTGCGTCCCCTGCTATGGCTTTAACATCCGGCCATTGCCTGGGGGTTATTCCGTATTCTTCCTGGAAATCTTTGTAGGTGTATTTCTTCTTGGTTGAAACATTATGCATAAAGACGGACGGGCCCAAGCACTGGAACAGGTCGTTATCAGAGGAAATGATGACTCTATAGGTGTCTATCTGCCTCTGGCATAGGACCGCCACTAAGTCATCTGCTTCGTAGCCATCCTGAAGGAAATTATTTCTGTAGCCGATGCGAGGCAGGATGTGATCACGGAGGTTTTCGATCTGAGTGAATACGTCTTTGATCTGGTCAGGAACTTCTCCGCCGTTCCTACGATTCGCCTTATACTCCGAGTGAAACTCCCTACGAAGCGATCGCCTGGAATCCCAGCAAATTGCAACCTCGCCGGGATACAGTTCCAGGAGAGATCTGAGCTGCCTCAGGAATCCTAAGATGGCTCCTGTTGGCTTGCCGTTGTGAGAGAGGCCAGCTTTACTAAAACACTCTCTATACGCCACGTTCTGCCCGTCAAAAACCAGCAAGTTATCTCTCCTTAAACACCTTCGCTAACCGGTTCTGGCGTTCCAATTCCTTTATCCTCTTCCAGTAGCCTTCATTGAAGGAGGCATTGTACTTCTTGAGACTCCGCTTCTGATCACCATATCTGGCCAAGGCTCGTATCCCAACTTCGGTGTTAACATAAGGATCATTGATCGCCCATTTGGAGAGAAAGCATTTATGGATACCGAACGGACCGTAGTACGTTCCTTTTCCCATTTTGCCAAATCTGAATCGTACCTCCTTATTAGAAGATTCCGTCTCTGCCACTGCCAAGGCAAAGTTTGGGTCGATCCCATACTTGTCTGAGCAGGTTTTGACATGACGGAGCCAGGATTGCATAGTCACTTCCTTTGTAGGAGTAGGGCTGGCGGCAACCACTGGATAAGAGATTAACAGCAAGAAGCATATAATCGCCTTGATCACTCTTGGGCTGTTTGGGTGCCAGCCCTGTGTTGGTTAAGGTTTAATATGATTTAGTCCTCCTCGACCTCTTAGGGTGACGCCAAGACTCAACAACTTACGAGTTATGGATTGTTTGCTCACCCCAAGGATTTTGTCCATCTGTAGTAAAGACTTGGTTCTGTACATCTGCACTAGATCGTAATCGGAAATGATTTCAGACCAGATGATGATTCCGCTGTTCATTTGGTAACCTCAAGAATCCATTCTTGAAATATTCGATCTGCAGTTACTCTGCCTACTAATGCATCTAATGTTCTTTGACTTTTTAGACCTGGCAACTTAGGATGAACCCACCAGCCTGATTCTAGACCTGCATCGTGGTAATCAACTGTTACCATAGTATACGGACCTCGCTTGCCGTTCCAGTTGCCATTGCTGTTTTGTGACCAGATGAGTTTCAAATTTTTAACCCTATTGCTGCGGCATAAGTTTCAAGGTGGTATTTCAGTTTCAGATTCAGAACGTCGTGGATACCACCGCCGTAGCACTCCAGTTCTTCCCGGGCTTCGGCCAAAGTCCAGCCATCTACAGCCATCCGGTAGGCAGCACAAGCTACGCCAGTTCGGTCTGCACCCGACTGACAATGCACCAGGATAGGTTGATTCTGGAAGTTAGAAAGGGTTTGAACAATCAGATCGAAATCTTCCACAGTCACGTCTGATAGGATGTTGAGCCGAAGCTGAAAATATTTTTTGCCTGCCGCTTCAACTGCTTCCTGCTGGCTTTCTTCCCTAAGATTAAGAACCGAGTTGAACTGAGGATAAATATCAACTGTATAATTCTCAGGCTGCGCAGAACGGAAAATCAATTCTCCCACTTTTCCCAGATTAGTAAGTCCTGGGACTCCTATGATGCGCTGGAAAGTTTTCATATCACCACCTTCTCTTTCTGGATTATCTTCTGGGTCCTGTGATCATCCATAAAGGGCACCATTCCATAATAGTGCCAGGTACCGGCATACTTGACTAAAACACCTACCTGGACATCTCGAAAGAAGGCCTTAGCCACGATCTCTGGTTTAATTGTTTCGCTCATAAGCAAGACTCCATATTTGCTGACTGTCTTAAGCCTTCCTTAAAACCAGCCTCAAAACCTTTCTTGTCTATTAAACCTTCTCGATATCGCATGGCCTCTTTACAATCACCGCAGGAAGCCATACATAAAAGAGTGGAAATAACAAAACCAATTACTGCCGACGCTGGAACAATTAACAAAAGCCACCATGGATTCATTTCTTGCTCCTTTTGGTAAATGGGTAGGCGACTTTGACTCATCGCCTACCCTAACATCCACTTGATGGTGCCGCCGGCGATCTAATTCTTCAAATTAAACTCTTTCTGGTTTTTGTTAACGTTCATATCTCTCATCACCTCCTTTTTGGATACGATTGTTTACGAAATAACCGAAATTCGCCAAAATGCTAACTACCTTAAATTAGGTGGTTCTGGTTGAGTTCTATATATGCTGCGACCAGCTCCAGAGCCCTCCTTGTAAAAGGTGGTGGAGGTGCCGGGAGTCGAACCCGGGTCCGATGAACATTCTGCCATAGCGTCTACATTCATAATCTCAGACTCTGTCTTGCCTGTCAATATTGCTCTGAGATCAACTCCTGCCAGGCCAGCTGCGCTAAGTTTCGGATAATGACGATGCAGCAACATCATATCTCCTATCTAGATTGGGTTTGACGCCCGCATCTGATTATCTAGAATCGTCAGAGCGAACGAAAAGCGGGCCTTAAGCCGCTTTCAGTTGGAGGTAAGAGTCGGCAATTGTGCCGTTTCCAACATTAACGGAAGTTGGCCCCGGAATGCAACTATGATTTCCCGCCACCGTCGAAACCATTACACCCCCTATTTTAGGTGCTCCTGGTTGACTTCTATAGCTGCTGCGACCAGAAAAATCAGGCCGGGATTTCAATAGGCTCCCGGCGGGCCTTTGATCAGGAGGATTCCTTTGCCAGAAAGCTCACCAGGGGCCAACCACCTGGGCCTTGGGCACATCGCCACGTTCTGCAGTAGGCATTACTCAATATAGTTCCTCCTTGAAGATGAACTACGGAAACCTCAGAGACGCTTGGCGACTCATTGGCCTAACGACCTCGGTAGACACAGCCGACCGGCAGTGCCATCAGGCACCACACCAGCACCACCCGCCGTACTTTCCTCGGCGGCGGGTCCGAGAGGGGCCGCAACGGGCCGAGTAATCTTCCTTCCTCGGCAATCAGCAGCCCTCCACCAGCCTGGCGGGGCCGACGGGCCAGACACAATAGTCGGCGCTAATGGCCCCACGAGGCAAACTACATTATACTGCAACGATGAAACGATAACCCCGGGCATCAATTTTGGTGGTCCTATCGCCGGCCGGGTCGGCTCCCACCTGCTACTTATATTATAGGACGAAAACGACTTAACGACAAGAACTATTTTCTGGTAGGAGTAGCAGTTCCTCATTATTCTGATTCTTCAACACTCCCAACTTATACAGCGCCAAAAGCTCTTCCTTAGAAAAGTCTTTAAGGTCAACTTGATTCACCTGGATATTCTGCTGAATATTAACTTCAGGCTTGGACTGGGAATTGTCCTTGGAATACAACCCAGCCCATTTCATAAGCTGATCATGAGCAGATGACTTGCTCCATAAATTGTATCGAGTCCGCTCTATCACCGCTCCATCCTTAGTTGTAGTCTTGGTGATCTCAAAAGATGCTACCGCCGCCGCTATATCATCCGGAATCCCCTTAGGGCAACCGGGGAGCCTACGGATATCGCTGATAGCAATCTTCGTTACTTCTTTGATGATCTGCTCAGGAGTGATCAACTCTTCATTCATCCGGGACTGTATTACTGACTTGGATATACTATTAGGAATCGACGGCACCAGCTTCCTCTCCCCATTCCCATTAGATGGGAGTGTGGTGTCTAAGTACGGTTTAGGAGGACCTGTCTGTGCGATACGGACAGGCTTAGCAACCGGCCTAGGTATAGGCACCGGACAGCATACCTGCTTAGGCAGGGGAGGCTGAGCAATCCTAATGGGTCTATTCTCCGACTCCTGAATCATTACAGGCTTCCTGCCATTCCCATTACTAGGCCTGCCTGCACAATGACCCGGACTATTCTTACTGCCTACCGGCCTGCCTCTCTTCTTATTCATATACGGTATCCTGTCTGGCATACTTCTTATATTAAAGGATTCTGATAGGAATTCAAAGCATAAAATTAATTCCGTATCCAAAAAATTAACTAAATTTGATATAATTATATTTTATTTTTATCCAAAGTATACTATAATAATGTATAAAGGGAGGATGTTAATTTATGCTTTGTCCAGTCTGCGGAAAGAAGCACCGGACCAAGAGCGGGGCCAAGGAGTGCTTACGATTGACTAGGATCAGTTGTGGCATTCATTGTGGTGGACCAGGAAATCTATCCGATTTTCATTCTGAACATACCACCTTCTTTCGATACTACGAACAGCTCAGATAAAAGGAGAATATATGGCTTCTTTTCACCAAGGTGATATCGTCAAGGCGACTTTTGGTCCAAACATCTTAAAGGCCAAGGTCCGAGTTCGTCATGGGAAGTCCACCCTCTGCCGGAATTGTGACAAAGTGATCTTTACCGTCGACCTCTACGCAGTTGATGGGGATGGTCGAGGCTACTGCCTGGAGTGTTGCAAATGAGCCAACCGGGATGTAAAATGGACTGGGAGGACTTAGCCTGGGACCACGAGTTCAGGGGTAACGACCGGGCTATGTTCATCCAGTGGTACCATGTTGATCAGATGACAATGGAGGAGATCGGCAGAAAGATTGAAATCTGCGCCACCACGGTCAGCCGCCGGATGCAAGAACTTGGGATAGAAGTCCGGCCGCCTAAAAATCATAACTGTGGCAGAGGAGCACGTCTGCCAGGATGGAGAAAGAAATGAACCTACTCGAACCCGGAATCCTCAACCAAGAGGAATGGAACAGACAAATCATACCGGCCATCAAGGCTGGAAAAATCAAGGAACGACGTGATTTGGTCAAGGATGGATTCCTGTCCATCTACCAGGTTTTCAGTTCCATCCTTGAAGAGAATAGCCTGCTATGGAGGGTCAACGCCTGGGCGCCTCCTGGTGATAAACCATACGTCGTGGTTGTTCCTTATTTACCGTCTTACATGCTGGAACACCCGTATGCAAAAGACGCCGGCTAAGGCACTTAAAGGCCCAGATAACGCCATTGTGTACGTCTTGATAATAATATTCATCTGAAAAGATCTTGTTATCAGCAGCCTTAGATGAGAAATCGAGGTTTACAACTTTTAAACTTTTGCAGAATTATCGTATTTTAGGAGAAAAGGGAGGTTTTATGTCAGAAAACGACACGATCGAACAAAAATTATATCAGGCACATGAGCTCTTGAAGGAAGTGCTCCTGTGCCTTGATATTAATGATCCTCTCCACTATGATCTTTTCACCGCTCAAAACTACATCTTCCTGGTCGGAAGAAATCTGCCCAGGAATTTACTGGCCTACAGACCCAAAAGGAAAGCTTAGTATGGAACGACGACTTTGCGCCTGCGGCTGTGGAAAACAAGTCGCCACTGGCCGTGTCTGGAGAAAAGGCCATTATCATACCGGTAGGGTTGGGAAAGATTCTCCTAACTGGAGAAATGGAGTCACTCGTAGTACTCTGCCCAAAACCATCTACGCTCCAGAAAATCCCAGGGCCAGGCGGGCGAGAAATTCTCATCTCCGGGAAGATTTGCTGGTGGTCGAAAAAGCCATGGATATGTATCTCCCCCCCAAGGCTGAGATCTTTCATATCGACGGGAGTAAAGCCAACAGTCGTAATTCCAACCTAGTCGTCTGTCAGAACAGAGAGTATCATTTTCTCCTCAAGAAACGTCAGCGGGCTTATCAAGCCACCGGGAATGTTAATGCTCTGCAATGTAGTCGCTGTGGCCGCTGGGGACTAGAGGAGGATTTCAGAAATGACAAGTATACCCACTCGGGTCCATGCAGTAAATATTTACATACCCATTTGATCGATTTGAGACCAAAAAATAACAGAAAATGACAAAAAAAATGACCAAAATCAAAACTATTTTTACCCGAATTGCTAACCTATTGAAATTATTATAGAATTATTTTTATAAATTAAAAATACTTCTTGCCCTATGTATTTAGATATATTAAAATAAAATAAAAAGGAGGATAAGAAAAAGGGCGACGGCCAAGGCGGCCACAAAATAGACGGGGGGACGGAGACGAACAGGCCAGACATCCGATACCCAAAGTAGCAGATAGCCCCCCGACCGCAGCCGAGATGATGAGGTAGGTCCAGAAGGCAGACGGAGCGTAAGGCGGCTGGTGAAGAAATTCCGGTGGTGAGAGCATCGGGGCCAGAGAAGTAGGCAGGCCCGAAAGGGTCCTC